AAACGTGCATGGGCAATAGTTGATGATGCGTTGAAGAACAACAAAGACGACATGACTTTCGATGACATGATAGATCAACTGAAAGGCAAGTCAGAGGACACGGACGAACTCAGCAGGCTCAAAGAACTGTCAGGCATCCGGGAAGACGACAGCGAATCAAAATACTACGAATACACGGGCAAGGCATTCGCGATCAGACCCAGCGGAGAATCAGTCTGGGCCGACAAGGCTGATATCCCAAGCGTGATCAACGTGGAGTCCATCATGATATCACACTATCCTGACATGGATGACTACGTGGAACTCACAATGGAACACGACGGACCATGGGAGATATACACGGACAAGGCGGTGGAAGCCGCACTGGAGAAGACACTGGGCATGCCGTCAGGATCAATCAAATGGTCAGAACAGGGACAACAGGAGAAGGGCAGGGCACACTTCGACGTGGCCAGCACAGCCATAGGTAAAGTGGCGGGTTCTTCAATGTTCAAACAAGTCCAAGCAGAAGAATCATTCAAACCGTTCCCAGAAGAAGACGAGATGACTTTCGAGGACGATGATGCGTTCTACGAGGCTTTCGGAGAACTGGGTTTCCCAGAAGACGAGACGGAACTGTTCGACGCGGAATACAGGGGCAGGAAGGTGCCACTGAACAAACCAATGCGTGGCGATGTGAAGAAATTCAAGGTGTACGTGAAGGATCCAAAGACCGGCAACGTCAAGAAGGTCAACTTCGGACACGGCGGCAGTTCAGCCAGGAAGGCCGGACAGAAGACCATGAAGATCCGTAAGTCAAATCCAAAGGCGAGGAAATCATTCAGGGCGAGACACAACTGTGCCAACCCGGGACCAAAGACCAAGGCCAGATACTGGTCATGCAGGAAGTGGTAACATGCGTATCACTGAGGTCGTAGGGATCACGGAAGCCGAATTCGAGAAGTTGGCCGAGAAGAAGGACGCCTGCTATCACAAAGTGAAATCAAGATACAAAGTTTGGCCATCCGCATACGCCAGTGGCGCACTGGTCCAGTGTCGTAAAAAGGGCGCGGCCAACTGGGGTAACAAGAGCAAGTAATGGACAGTTGTTGCACAAGGAAAAGATCCAAGAAGGATTACTTCGCACTGCCTAAAGCCATAGGAATATGTGTTTTTGCTTTGACAATATTGTTGGGCATTGAAATGGGTGTGTTCTACGCGGTAGGAATAATCTAATGAGGATCACAGACGTAATCACTGAGAAGTGTTGGAAGGGATACGAGAAGCGGGGCATGAAGACCATGTTCGGCAAGCGTGTGCCCAACTGCGTCAAGAAAGAAGATGTTGACTTCTGTGTCAACTGCGGTGGATTGGTATTCGCAGAATCACTGAACGAGGACCTCAAGAAATGGTTCAAGGACAAATGGGTGCGTTTTGGTCCAGATGGAAAGATCAGGGGCGACTGTGCGAGGGGTTCCAGCAAGGAAGGCAAACCCAAGTGCTTACCAAGATCAAAGGCACACGCACTGGGCAAGAAAGGCAGGAAGTCCGCGGCCAGCAGGAAGAGAAGAAAAGATCCCAACGCAAACAGACGTGGTAAAGCCAAGAACGTCAACACCAAGAAGAAATAGTTTGCATTCATTGTAAATCTGTTATATACTGTTGACAACAACAGGAGAAACAAATGGCAGTAAGAAACTTCAATGATGCAGAAAAGCAGAAATTAATCCAGATCATTTCCCAAGGTTCACAGGTACTAGGTGAGGTTGAGGACTTGAAGGGTGGATTGAAAGACACAGTAAAAGCAATATCAGAAGAACTAGAATTGAAACCAGCACTTATCAACAAAGCGATATCTGTTGCACACAAAGGCAACTACCAGAACATAGCAGACGAGATGGACACGCTGGAGAGCATACTAAACACAGCCGGCAAACTTTAATGTTATCGAAAGTCAGATCATTCTGGCTTCGTAGTTTTGAGAGTGACCAGACAGCATTCTATTTCGAACTTGTCAGTTTCATTTTCACGGTTGCGGCCAGCCTAACACTTGCGATAACGGCCGCAGATCCAGACATGACGATAATCTATCCTGGTTTCTTCATAGGAGCGGTAACACAATGTTATGCTTCATACAGGAGAGAAGCGGCGTTCGTGATGATGATCACTGGCTACTTCGCAATCATAAATGTCTACGGTTACGGCGTAGCAAGTTATTGGTGGTAGGATGAGTTACATAGACGCATTATTTAAAAAAGACGAGGACAAGATTTACGTCGTAGAACGTGATCCCAAGAAGGGCAGAATATTCACAGAGTACGATGCCAGGTACGTGTTCTACTACGAGGACGCAAGGGGCAAACACAGATCAATGACTGGTGCACCTTTACAGAGAGTGCAGTGTGCCACCAACAAAGAATTCATAAAAGAACAGAGGATAAGATCTAACAAACAACTGTACGAGAATGATATCAATCCTGTGTTCAGGTGTTTGGAAGAGAACTACTTGGGCAAGGAGACGCCCAAACTAAACGTGATGTTTTTCGATATTGAAGTTGACTTTGATCCAGATCGAGGTTATTCCACAACAGATGATCCGTTCATGCCCATAACTGCCATAAGTTGTTACATGAGCTGGACGGATCAACTGGTCACATTCGCAGTACCTCCCAAAACTATCAGCATGGACGATGCCAAAGAACTCACAAAAAGATTTGACAACACAATGCTTTTTGAAAAAGAGAAAGATATGTTAGATGCATTCCTAGAACTAGTGCAAGACGCAGACATACTGTCGGGTTGGAACAGTGAGGGGTATGACATTCCATACACTGTGGGTAGAATACAAAAAGTGTTAAGTTCGGATGACACAAGACGTCTTTGTTTTTGGGGTGAAAAGCCTAGAAAGAGAGTGTTTGAAAAATACGGCAGAGAACAATTAAGTTTTGATCTAGTAGGACGTGTACACTTGGACTTGCTAGAACTATACAGGAAATACACATATGAGGAAAGGCACAGTTTCAGGCTAGACGCAATAGGTGAACATGAGTTAGATGAAAGAAAAACAGTTTACGAAGGATCACTGGACAACCTATACAAGAATGATTTCGGATTGTTCATAGAATACAACAGACAGGATACTGCACTGTTGGCCAAACTTGAGAAGAAGTTAAAGTTCATAGAACTAGCAAACGAGATTGCACACCAGAACACCGTGCTACTACAGACAACAATGGGTGCTGTCGCTGTAACAGAACAGGCAATCGTAAATGAAACACACAGACGCGGAATGCAGGTACCTGGCAGGAAGTACAAGAAAGACGGCGAGGAAAATCAACCGGCGGCAGGGGCACACGTGGCAACACCTCAAAAAGGAATACATGACTGGATCGGATCCGTTGACATCAACTCTCTGTATCCAAGTGTGATTAGGGCACTGAACATGGGTCCTGAAACCATAGTGGGACAGATCAGACCAGTGATAACTTCAGCAGAGATCAACAGGGCCAAACACGCAAAGAAATCATTCGCGGCGGCGTGGGACAGCCAGTTTGGTAGTTGGGAGTACCAGGCAGTAATGAATCAAGAGAAAGGCACAGAGATAATCGTGGACTGGGAAGACAAGACCAGTGTGCGTATGAGTGCGGCACAACTGTACGAGATCATATTTGATGGCAACAACAAATGGATGCTGAGTGCAAACGGCACAATATTCACATACGAGTACGAAGCAATCATTCCAGGATTGTTGAAACGTTGGTATGCGGAGAGACAGGACATGCAGAAGAAGATGCGTGAGTGCGGAGACAACGAGATCGAAAGAGAGTATTGGGACAAAAGACAACTTGTAAAGAAAATTAATCTAAACAGTCTTTATGGTGCGATCCTGAACCCAGGTTGTAGGTTCTTTGACATGAGGATTGGACAAAGTGTAACACTGACAGGCAGATGTATCACAAAACACATGGCAAGTAAGGTCAATGAAATTGTTGCAGGCAAGTATGACCACAAAGGTGAGAGTATTGTGTATGGAGACACAGACTCCGTATACTTCTCGGCATACAAGACACTACAAAAAGAGATCAACGAAGGTGTCATACCATGGACAAAAGATTCCGTTGTGGCACTGTATGACAGGATAGCAGATGAAGTGAACGGATCTTTCAAATCATTCATGACCAAGGCATTCCACACACCGAGCACACGTGGTGAAGTGATCGCGGCAGGTAGAGAACTTGTGGCTTCTAAGGGACTATTCATAACAAAGAAAAGATATGCGGTACTGTACTACGACAAGGAAGGCAAACGTGCAGACACAGAGGGCAAGGAAGGAAAGGTCAAGGCAATGGGTCTTGATCTTAAACGTTCAGACACTCCGGTGTATGTACAGGATTTCCTAAGTGAGATCTTGTACATGGTACTTACGGGTAAAACAGAAAAAGAAGTGTTAGACAGGATCAGTGAATTCAGGGCTGAGTTCAAGGCAAGACCAGGCTGGGAGAAAGGTTCTCCCAAGAGGGCCAACAACATGACCAAGTACACCGCGGCGGAAGAGAAGGCGGGCAAGGCCAACATGCCAGGACACGTGAGGGCCAGCATGAACTGGAACAAGTGTAGGGAGATGTACGGTGACAAGTATAGTATGCCAATCACTGATGGTGCAAAAGTTATAGTGTGTAAACTGAAACAGAATCCACTAGGCTATACCAGTATCGCATATCCCGTAGACGAACTGCGTATTCCCGAATGGTTCAAGGAACTGCCGTTTGATGGCGATGCCATGGAAAGCACCATTCTCGACCAGAAGATAGACAACCTTATAGGTGTATTAGATTGGGACGTGCAGAGCACAGAGACCACCAACACATTTAACAAATTGTTTGAATTTTAATGTTAAGCATAGAAGAAATCAAATTGTTGATAGAAAAATTGGAAAAGGTCAAAAAAACGGATCTGCAGAAGTTGATAGATTCAAATCTTCAAATACTGAAAGACATAGAACTGGCCGTTGATGCAAACAACGAACAGGTGATAGATAGGTTAGGCAAGACCCCGGAATGGTTTAGGCAAGACTTAGATCAGAAAAGAGCAAAACCCATAGTTGACCAATGGTTGTACAGAATGGTGCAACAAAAAATATTTCAATTCGCAAGAACGAATCTGTTTAATAGTCTTGAAATAGGCCCAGGTACTGGAATGTTTTCTAAAGAATTCAGGTCATGGAGGCTCAATTTTTTCCTCGACATTTTACCAGCAAGTGATGTCGAAAAAAGGGTAAGGAGAAGGTTCAACCCAGCCCATCAAAAATACTTGAAATTCTATCTCACAAAAAATACAGAGTGTTCTAACATACCACAGGGCAGTTGTAATTTTGTTTTCAGTTGGGACACCTTCGTGTTCTTTACACAAAACCATATCCAGCAATATCTCCATGACATCAAGAGAGTTTTGATACCAGGTGGTTATTGTTTTATACAATATGCTGACTGTCATTATGACATAGACCTAGAACAAGCAAAGAGGGGATATTGGAACTACAATACCAAGACTGCCATGACAAAGATGATAAAAGATGAGGGATATGAGGTTGTTGAGATAAACCAGTTTAAGCCAGGTGCCAATTATGCCATATTCCGTAAACCTGGTAAACAAAATCCAGTTGTGTACAAAGTTTCTGAAATAACACTAGACTAAGATCTAAATATCATATACAATACAAACATTATGATAGATATCTTGAAAGACATCGTTAAACACACGCATGGACTGGGATTCCTGGATCTTGTCAAAATCACTGGAGACGATAAGGAAACTGCAATCGACTCAATGGCTGAAGACAGATCTGTGATCCTGCAAGGATCTTTCCACAAACCACAAGCGGAGATGACGGGTACGTTCGGTATGCCTCAGATGGGCAAACTCGACATACACTTGAAATGTCCGGAATACAAAGACAAGGCGAACATCACTGTGTTGTCCGGTGAGAGAAACGGCACAACGGTTCCGACAGGAATCCATTTCGAGAATGAAAAGGGTGACTTCAAGAACGACTACAGATTCATGAACGCTGAGATCATCAACGAGAAACTTAAGACAGTCAAGTTCAAGGGTGTCAAGTGGGACGTTGAGATCGAACCTAGCGTGGCGAGTGTGCAGAGATTCAACTTCCAGGCAACCGCAAACACGGAACACAATTCATTCGTTGTGAGGACAGAAGATGGGAACTTGGTTTTCACTTTTGGTGACCAAGCATCGCATGGCGGAGAGTTCGTGTTCGCGACTGACGTTAAGGGCACACTTAACAAAGGTTGGAGTTGGCCGGTAGGACAGGTGCTACAGATATTGAAACTGTCAGATTCAGCGAAGGTCACGTTACACTTCTCTAACGAGGGTGCGATGCAGGTCACGGTTGACTCTGGATTGGGCAAATATCAATACATCATACCAGCACAGGCGCAGTAATGACGACAGAAAATAACAAGCAAGAACATTTAGGGGAGTTGAGCAGAGACTTCGCGGTGTTCTTGCCTGCTATTTCAAACTTCTACAACACATTCATAAGCAAACAGAGAGTTTCAGAAGGCAAACACATTCCAGCAGACAGGATCCCACAAGGTTTCGAGAATGGTGTTGAGGGATTGAACTTCATCAATCCAAAGGAAGGAATGTTCACTTACCCCACAGCACTGTACTCGGCAGGACACGCCTGCTTGGACATGGAAAAGGTTGGCGACAGGGATCACATGTTCGTAAACAGAGATAGAGAATTTTCTACTATAGTAGGTGACTCGGGTGGATACCAGATAGGTAAAGGTGTAATAAAATTTGATTGGAAAGATTTCGAGGGTAACAAGGCAAACAAAGTGAGATCTGACATACTCAACTGGCTAGAACTCACTAGTGATTGGGCCATGACATTGGATGTACCCACGTGGGCGGCAGACGATCTCAACAGACCAAAAACAGGATTGAACAGTTTCCAGGACACACTGGACGGTACCATATACAACAACAAGTTCTTCCAGAAGAACAGA